GGGGGTAGCTCGATTCCGTAGACGTCCGCAAGTTCTACAGCCGCCTCGTATGACCATGCACGATACCGGCGATAGTCGTCGCTAGTCTTCTCCGGATCGTCTACCGCATCACTTGCGATGCTGTCCCATACCAAATACGTTGTCATAATCTCCGCGATGTTCTTCGCTGTGTCTCTGTCTAGTGTAGTCATGATAATGATTCTCATTTGGGGTGGCATTGGGTCCCCGTCTCGCCATGTGTGTATGAAACTACAGATCAACCCAGATGTATATAGTAAATATTCACACATTTAGACTATTGACCGCTCGTGTTGTTCCGTGCTAGTCGCGTGTGTGCGCGTAATAAATAGATCGCGTAGCAACAATCGTGCCAACTTTATCAGCTCGTGGTGTAGCTCAAGGGGTCCAACATAAGTTCACACACTTGTCAACCCATGCAAACTCCATGCCAGTTTTACCCATGCAAATATCGTGCCAACTCTGGTTGCTACTACAGTTGGCCTCGTGTGTCAACCTATGTTGACCCCATGCAAGAACCATGCCAACTCTTGGGGCTAACATAGGCTGAAACCCGTGTCAACCCGTGGAAAAACTTGGGGCGGGGGGAGGGGTTGACATGTGTTGTACTTTTGTAGTAGCACCTCAGACACAAAATAGGTCAAAATTAAGAAAATTACCCTTAAATTTAACTCGTGTAACCCGTTGTTTTTACTCATGTTTGTCCTACTACTGCTTTTCCCTCTAAAATAACTTGACTTTTGTGTAAACTTATGGTATACTATTGGCATAAACAGGGATAATTTTAGTTATGACCACTGAAGTTAAAAAAAGAGGTCGTGGCAGACCCCGGAAGTCCGAAGTAGCCGCTGTAAAACCCGGTAACAAGGGTGTTGTAGGCCGACCAAAGGGTGACGCAGCGATAATTAATGAGTACAAGGCTAGGATGTTGGCTAGTCCTAAGTCTCGTAAGGTCCTAGAGACTATTTTTGATGCTGCTTTGGACGACGACCATAAGAATCAGGCTGCTGCTTGGAAATTAGTTATGGACCGTATACTACCAGTGGGTGCTTTTGAGAAGGACGTAGTAAAAGACAACGGTAGGAACGCTATACAAATTAATATTACAGGTGTTGGTACTGCTGAAGTAACTACTCCTGACGATATTATAGAAGGAGAAGTAGTAGAAGATGACTCTTAAGTACTTTACAAGAGAAGAATTCGACTGTCAGGTTACTGGTACTAACAACATGGAACGAGAGTTCCTAGAGAAGTTAGACGAGTTGCGGGGCGTATGTGGCTTTCCCTTTGAGGTAACAAGTGGTTACCGTCATCCAACGTTGCACCCAATAGAAAAAAAGAAAGCAGTGCCGGGAACACATGCGCAGGGAATAGCGGCGGACATAAGAATAACAAACGCCGCTGACCGCTACACTATCGTGTCTAACGCAGTAAAGCTAGGTTTCACAGGCATAGGTATTGACGATGATTTTGTACATGTGGACACTAGGGGTACGACTCCAGTGATTTGGTTGTACTAATGAAGTTTTCACACGGTGACGCACTAACCGCAGGGTCTGCTAATACTATCCTAGACGTACCTGCTGGCTACGATGCAATAGTTACTTACTTATTTATCTCGAATACAACAGGTAGTAGTAAAAACCTTAGTGCTAAGTGGGTACACAATGGTGTAGACATAGACTTTCTAGCGGGTAAGAACGTAGGCAGTGGTGAGTTTCTAGAGTTTGGTGGACAGTACGGTGAGTTTCTTGTAGCAAAAGAAGGAGACACCCTGAGTCTAACACCAGAAGCTACCTCTACGTTTGTGAGTATTATTTCTTTTGAGTTAGTCACAGCAACACCAAGGTTGAACTTTTGACGGACCTTAATATAGAACTACTGCCTTGGCAACAAGACGTTTGGGCAGACGACACTAGATTTAAAATAGTAGCTGCTGGGCGACGTACAGGTAAGTCTAGATTAGCAGCGTGGATGTTAATTGTTAACGCACTGCAGGCGGACAAAGGCCATGTATTTTACGTCGCACCTACTCAGGGACAAGCCAGAGACATTATGTGGTCCACCCTCTTGGAACTGGGGCATCCTGTTATTAGTGGTAGCCACATTAATAATTTGCAAATTAAGCTTGTCAACGGAGCCACGATCAGCCTCAAAGGTGCAGACAGACCCGAGACAATGCGAGGTGTCAGCCTTAAGTTTCTAGTCATGGACGAGTACGCTGACATGAAGCCAGAGGTGTTTGAGCAGATCCTTAGACCCGCTTTGGCTGACCAAAAAGGATGTGCAATGTTCATAGGCACACCAATGGGAAGAAACCACTTTTATGAACTTTACAAATATGCAGAACTGGATGATGACCCTACGTACAAAGCTTGGCACTTTACGTCTTACGATAACCCCTTACTGGACCCCAGTGAAATCGACATTGCTAAAAGGTCTATGTCTTCTTATGCGTTTCGTCAGGAATTTATGGCGTCGTTTGAAGCCCGTGGTTCAGAGATGTTTAAGGAAGACTGGGTTAAAGTTAGTGAGTCTGAGCCGGAAGTAGGAGATTACTACATTGCAGTTGACTTGGCAGGATTTGAAGAAGTCAACAAGAAAAAGACTAAAAGCTCCAAACTTGACGAAACAGCGATTGCCGTGGTTAAGGTCAATGAGCATGGTTGGTATGTTGACAATATCATATACGGTAGATGGACACTTGACGAAACAGCAGCTAAGATATTTCAGGCCGTTAGAGATTACCGTCCCGTGTCGGTGGGAATCGAAAGAGGTATTGCTAAACAGGCCGTCATGTCACCATTGATGGACATGCAGAAACGCTATGGTATGTTCTTTAGGGTTGAAGAATTAACCCACGGTAACAAAAAGAAAACAGACCGTGTTATGTGGGCGTTACAAGGACGGTTTGAAAATGGGTACGTAACGCTAAACAAGGGTGAATGGAATTCTAGGTTTCTTGACCAGTTATTCCAATTCCCTGATCCTTTAACACACGACGACTTGGTTGATGCACTAGCGTACATTGACCAGTTAGCTAATGTGGCTTACGACTACGAATACGAAATCGAAGACCACGAAATCCTAGACGTAGTAGCAGGGTATTAATATGGCTGAATTTTACGAACAAGACCCACTTATGGTTGAACAGACAATTGAAGAATGGGTCATAACCAAATGCGAAGACTGGCGTGACTATTACGAGTCAAACTATGAAGGAAGATTTGAAGAGTACTATAGATTATGGCGTGGCCAATGGGATCCTGCAGACAGTGAGCGTAGGTCTGAGCGTTCCCGTATTATTTCTCCTGCACTTCAGCAGGCTGTTGAGTCCAATGTAGCAGAGCTAGAAGAAGCCACGTTTGGACGTGGTAAGTGGTTTGACGTTAGTGACAACATGGGCGACACAGATCGTCAAGACGTACAGTTCCTGCGTAACAAACTAACTGAAGACTTTGAAAACTGCATGGTGCGTAAAGCCGTAGCAGAGTGCTTGATTAACTCAGCAGTGTTTGGTACAGGCATTGGTGAGATTGTAATTGAAGAAATGAAGGAAATGGCTCCTGCTACTCAACCTATTATGGGTGGTGATCTTCAAGCAGTCGGTGTTAACATCACTGACCGTGTGGTTGTAAAGCTTAAACCTGTACTGCCTCAGAACTTCCTAATTGACCCTGTAGCTACGTCTGTTGACGACGCTATGGGTGTTGCTATTGACGAGTTTGTTAGTCGTCACCAAGTAGAACTACTGCAGGAACAAGGTGTTTACCGTGACGTGTACGTAGGTAACGCTGCTCCTGACACTGACTTGGAACCTGACCAAGACCTAACTATTTACAACGACGACAAAGTACGTCTTACTAAGTACTACGGTTTAGTGCCACGAGAGCTTCTAGATAACGCTACAAGCGACGATGACGAAGAAGCAGTACCTGAGGAAGGGTCTGAATCAAAGTACGTAGAAGCCGTTGTAGTAGTTGCTAACGGCGGTATCTTGTTGAAAGCAGAAGCTAACCCTTACATGATGATGGATCGTCCAGTAGTAGCGTTTCCTTGGGACGTAGTACCCGGTAGATTCTGGGGTCGTGGTGTATGTGAAAAAGGTTACAACTCTCAGAAAGCTTTGGACACAGAACTAAGAGCTAGAATCGACGCTCTAAGTCTTACTATTCACCCAATGATGGCTATTGACGCCACTAG